AATATCCGCCTAACATGCCAACATGCATACTGTCAATACCTGCCATGCAGCCTAACTTTACTAAAACTGGCCATGATAAAGAATATTTATTGCTTGGATCAGTCAAAATGCGTATGCCAGATCTTTGGTAGTGTGTTGCAATCCAGTATTTTCTAGCAGTTGTATATGCACCAAGTCCAGACCAAAAGTTAATATGCACACCACCAACAGTTCCTTCATTACTTGTGGCCATTTTTACTGCAGCACAATTATCTACTAGCTCTAAAGGATCAGCATTAATACAATAAGCATAAAAACCTTTCCAACCAGATATTGTTTTAAGATTTTCAATAGCATCAATTCTTTCTTGGAGAGGTAAGTAAGAGTTATTTGCCATAATCTCATCTTCTTTAATAAAATCTGCTCCACCATACATCATGTCTTTAACTAAAGATAACAGCTGTTCTTTATTAAGACCAGACTTAGGTTTAATGATAGCACCAAATAATGGTCTATTTTCTGCATTTAATCTTTTTTTCCAGCCACTCATACCTAAAAGCGGTTCAATTGTTTTAATTGGTATGTCTATGTCTATTACTCTGCATCTATCAACACCTAAAATATCAGTATGACCACCCATAATAATACACATTAATTGATTGATATTTGGCCAATCAAATGCGCCTAAAGGGAATTCAATAACAACAATGTTTTTCTTTATGCTTATGACTTGTGCTATATAATCTTTTACGTTTGTGGCGTTTTCTATTTCAGATCTTATATTTGGATTTCCAATACTTTGTCCAATAGCAATTTCATGTGCTATTTTTGGAATGTCTGGACCATCTACTTCATAAGTAACTGTGTATCTTTTCATACTCTTATCTCGAATTGTGTTTCACCGTGTCTAAACATGCTATTAGTTAAGTTATTGGTATTTATAAATTCGTTAACTGCTTTTGTTACACCTGGTTTATTCCATTTATTATTAGGCCAACCATAATCATCACCTAATATAAGGCCGCCTGCTTTTACTGCTTTTAATGCATTTTCTAAATCACTTAAGCATCCTTCGTATGAATGATCACCATCAATATAGATCCAGTCTAACTCAACGTCACTATATTTTTTAAACCATTCGCCAGACAACATACGGCAGATTTCAACTTCTTTGTATGTTCTAAATCTTGAATTAATTTCTGCATAAACTTTATCATAATATTTTTGAAAACCTACTTCTGCAAATTCTCCAGTAATTGGTTGATATTTTGCAAGATATTCTTGATACGTCATTTCTGAGTTTTCTTTATATGGTTCAACAGAATACGGATCAACCATGTATAGTTTTTTTAAACCTTTTTTTAAAAATTGTGTTGATGTATTACCAAACCAAACACCAATTTCTGCACCAACAGTATTAGGTTTTATTACGTGCATTAAATTGTGAGAGTCTTTATTTGTATGTGTTGCCATCATGATGTTAAACTTTCGTATATTTTGTACCGTTGTTAATTGCTCTTACTAAATGGTGTGATTTATAAGAACCTTCTGTATCGTATATGTGTATATCTTCATATTTTTTATATAATTGAGCAATATGCATCATACCAGAATCGCTACCAACATGTGCTTTTGCTTTTTTCATTGCTAAACCTATGTGAGGTATTGAATCTTTTAATAAACCTTTGCCTTCACCACCTACGTATAATACTGCACATTTATACTTATTGTGTATTTCATTTATTATATTTTTTGGTAAGGTTCTACGCGGATCAGTTGAATCCCATTGTACAGTAATAAATTCGTCTGGTAACCAACCATTACTTACAGATGGTGTTAATTCAGGCAATGTTTTAAAATATTGAGACATTTCTATACCAACACGTGTTTCATTAGGATGCATATGAATTGTATCTGCATAATGATAAATGTATGCATCAATACCTTTTGCTTTTAGATATTTAATCCAATCAACTTCTGGTAAATTTTCAACAGGATGTGGTTCTAAATAAACTGCACCAGCTGGAAATAGACTCATAAGCTCTATCCATGATTTTTTCTTTTTGGCAGAAGGCACACCACCAGCAATACTCCATTTATCATCTGTAATGTGAATTGTTACAGGAGTATTGTGTGCTTTTCCATATTGATATGCCAACAGTAAACTGTGAGATCTGTCGCCTAATCCAGGAGTGGTATAAGGTCTATCACCGCTTCTTATGCTTTTAGATCTTAAGGCTATATGTTTCAATGGCTTTTCTTCTCTGTAAAATTACTTCCAAAGAACGTATCAATACGTTTTTTAGTTTCATGTCTTAAATCATTTATTTGAGTAATAAGAAATGCAGTATCAGATTCTTCTTTACTAAATCTTTCTACGCCTTTTCTTTTAAGATCTTCTAAATCCCACAATTGTTCATTAATTGATGTCATAATGCTTAGATAATAATCAAATCCTGGATATTCGAAATCAAGACTTTCGTATTGACTCATCTCTTTTGAAACATCTAATTCGTTATTTTCCTTTATTAATAATATTGAATATCTATCTATATATTCAGCCATACTTATTTCAATTTGTATTTTCACTGCACGATCTCCATTAATTCATTTACGTTTTCACCACCGTTTGGTAATTTGTCTTTAAGAAAGAAATGTACAAAATAAGCTTCTTTTATTTTTTCATTTGGTATTGCTGTATACAATGCATTCCATTTCCAACTTAATTCTTTTTGTACCATATTTTCTTTTTTTACCCAATAGTTTAAAAGAGTTTGGTCTGTACTCCATTTCCATGCACCTAAGCCATCAACAAATCTTTTAAACTCGCTTCTTTCTATAAATTGTTTTCCTGTTTGTCCTTTTAAATATTTTACAATATTTCTATCTAATACCATTAAACCCATATTATAAAAATGACCACCAGAGTTATTCCATTTCCAATCAACATCACTTAAACTACTATATTGCATTCTAGTATAACCAGTTAATTTTTGTTGATACCAAGGTAAAATTGGTGCTGACCTTTCGACCATTCCAGCAAAATCAGTTTCAGGTTTTAGTTCATCAAATATATTAGGAGAACCTGGTCTTATCCATATATCAGCATCTATAATCGCTATTTGATCGTACTTATCCCAATAATCAAATGCATTTTCTTTTTCATATATTGGTAAAAATCCACCATATTTTTCATATGACTCTTTACTACGATTTGTGGCAAATACGTCTGGTTTAATCATCATTTTTGGAATTGTTTGAACTATATAATCAACGCGATTTTGAGGTTTTTCTTTAGTATTAAGTTCATTGCAATAGGCTTTAACCGAGGCTGTACAGTGATCATATAGCCTCGATTTTTTACCAGTATAAACTTGATATATCAATCTTTTCATTTTTCAAATATTATCAATTGGCTATTGATACCTCTAGGTCTATGTATAACTTTACTTAGTTTATATTTTAATTTAAAATCATAACGTAACATATTAATAAGTTCATCTGTAGATATCTCAAGCGGATCAAGTTCTCTTGATACCATTTCTCTACCTTGTGCTAAATCAATACAAAGAAGACCTTCTGTGTTAATTTGCTCTATCCAAGTCTTAATGCATTTTTCAGGATCATATGAATGATCAAGCGAGTTTGAGTATAATATATCAAACTTACCTATGTATTCTTTTATTGGATTGTGGAAATCATGTTCAATGGTATTTTCAAATTGATTTGCAGTGTGAGATATTTCAGTGCCGATAACTTTTGCAGCAGGTATGTGCTTTTTAAAAAGCTTTTGTTCTGTGCCGTTTCTTGTACCATGACAAATAATATTTTTAGCAAAAGGTTTTATTTCTGCTATATTTTTGATACAAGTTTCATCGACCCATATATTTTTTAGTTTAGATACATTACCATCTGTTTGGACTTTCACGTATTCTTCATAACTTTTGTATTTCCACAATTTCATAACAAAATCCTTATTTTATTTTTTTGCTGGTCCTGGTTTACTTGCTTTACCTTTTAATGCATCAGCTCCAAAGAATGCTGAAACTAAAACAGCAATTGATGCAAAATATGTTGGTGCAATATCAGCAATTAATCCTGCTGCCTCAGATAATCCAAGTAATGAAGTTAGAAATATTGCAATTGGATATAATAATAATCCAAATAAAGCAAACCAAGCCATTTTTCTAATAGCATCTCTTTGTGCGTCTGCGTCTTCCATTTCTTTTCTTTTAAACTCCAAATACATTGCCTGCTCTTCGTCAGTTACAATGCCATCACCATTAGTATCTGCGGGATGAAAGCCCGGTTGTTTCATTTCTTCTTCGGCCATCGTAGAACTCCTTTATTATCTTCGCTATTGTTAATGCATCATTAAATCCATTACGAAGTGAATTTGACCTGTGGCCATTTTCAATAAACCATTCTATTGTATTTATATCCGAACCAGATACTTTCATATTATAGCTTTTAGTGAGTTCTTCAAACTCATATCTTAGTTGAACAATCATTGTTAACCCTATTGGCATATTAGTGTCCAAACATCTTTCGTTTTCTATATTCATCAATCGTATCCTCTAATAGTTTAGTCCAGTTATCTCTATGTTCTACGAACACACACGGTTTTTCATGATCAACATCCATTATAATTACTATATTGGGTATTTTCATTCCCGTTCTTTCTTCGTACATGATAGCATATGCTGCACCTTGCGCGAAATAGTTTGTGATTCTTTCTTTCTTCTTAATATATTTAGAAGTTTTAAAATCAATTATTGAGGGTACGCCATTAAACTGTGCGACGCAATCGCATCTTCCAGCTAATTGTAAATGATGACTAAATAAAGGCACCTCGAGACCGAATATCGTTCCAATACTTTCATCAAGTATAGGTTTGAGATTTGCAAGGCTTTGTCTGATGTGCGGTAATTCTTTTGATGTATCTTCATTATTTAAATACTTTTCTAATATGCTATGAACCTTTGTCCCGCGTCTAGATGCTTTGCCACTAATCATATCAGCTTGTTCTACACCTACGCGTTCACGCCAAGCTCTTATAGCATCTTCACTGAGTATGCTTAGAACTGTTGTGATACTAGGATAAGACTTACCATCAGGAGTATTATAAGTTCTGCCTGATTTTGTAGTTGTAGCGTCCAAGTCTTGATAACCGATATCAATCGTGTCATGGCTAAATATTTTTCTTTTCAATTGTTGGTGCATTATAATTAAATATTTCCTTTATTGCTTCTTGGTTAACGCAAAATATAGCTTCAGGCTTATGTTTAAAGTTATATTCATTAGCTGCAGCTCTATATATATTCATGTTATTTGCTTGTACGTAATTCCAACATTGCATATACTCATCAAAATTAGGTTTAGCAAATACATATAGTGGTCTATCAAGCTGAGTAGCTGATGCCATTACAAATGTTACTACTATAAAAAATGTATTCATTGATTATTCCTATGTCTTTATTGTGTTACCTCTACCAGAATTTTCTTTAATTCTAGCGAGATTATCTTTCCAGCCATTGTCAGTCTTTGACAATAAACTTCCTTGACCAGAAACAATATTTGGAAACGTAAGAACTTTAATACAATTATTTTCTTTAAGATAAGCCTGTAATTCATCTGACTTAATATCTATTTCGTATTCATCACCCTCTTCTAGAGGTTTTACTGTATACTTAGGCACCTTGATATCCTTTCCACCAATCAGGCGCTGGTCGACCCCAATCCCATTTAGCAAATTCTTTAGCTGTGTGATAGTAATTTCTGTATGCTTGAACAGCATTGCCAGGAACTATACAATCTGGGTATTGAGACATTGCTTGTGCAAATTCTGTAAGACCAACATCCGGTATATTTATAGGGGGTTTAACAAGAACTTCACCAAGCTTTTCGAAAGTTGCATGTTTTTTCTTTCTACGAAATTCAAACTCGGTGGCTAGACCTACAAAGTGCGTGTAATGCCAATTGTAGTTTTGTAGACTTTCCATAGTCCATACTGTGCACGGATGATACTTATGCACTGCTGCATAATATATATCATCACGTTGATCACCAAATGTATAATACTGTTGCATAGTTTTGCCAGACTTTGACCTACGTCTTTCAGGTGTACCGTCAAGTAACCTGTGAGATGTACATAGCATTTGTGCTGCTTCGATAATCATTTTAGGTATGTGTTTGTCACACATCATAGTTGCAGCTGTTGTTGGGTCGTTGTCTAACACAAAAATATTCATACTTTCACCTTCTTAAATAATATATTAATTATACCATGTTTTTTGCAGTTTGTACACAGTTGTTTTTTGAATTGATTTAAAATTTTAATCTGTAAGTAATTTTGGAAAAGCTTCATCTACAACTGGTCTAGAAATTCCAGGGATTTTCTTTTTATTAATCATATTAATAACAAGCTTAGCGTCTTCTGGATGAACACCTTCAAGTATTCCTATGAATATTTGCTCTCTTTTAAATTTTGGCAACGCGTCGCCTTGGCCGCCTTTAACAAAATATTTAAAATCTCCATTTCGTTTTGTTAAATTAGTTGGATGACTATGCGCTGCTGCAGCAGTATAAGGTGGTTCGCCTTCAGGCAAATTCCATACAATTTTAGTATCCATCGATCCTCTTATGATATCTTTCAAAGCCCATGTATCGTTTTCTTTTAAAACACGAACTTTATCATCACGACTTCTTTGCTTAGCCATTTCTTCTAAGACTTCAAAAACATATTGTTTCATTAAATAAACTCCTGTACACTTTCAATCAAATTATTACAACGCTTGGCAATTAAGTAAGGTAATACTTTACTTTTGTTAGACCAAGGATCTTGTTTTTCATATGTATTTATAATTTCATTTTTTAGCTCTTGTGGCGTTTCACTAAGGGCAATTAATCTTTCATTTCTTAAATAATTACGATACCAAGAAGCAGCATATAGTAATTCACCTTGTTCAAGATCTTCTATAATGCCATCTACTTTCTTTTGAGACATAGGTGTTTGTCTAAAACCTTCTACAAATGTATCGTCATTAGATAAAATGTTTGGTACACCATCGCCTTTATCACCACGTATAATATGATTAAATAAATAATATCTAGCATTATCTTCTTTAAGTTCTTTCTTAAGAAGAGGCGAGAACTGCTTTACATTAGGAAATCTTTGTAATTGTAAGAAATCTCTATCTGAAGAAACAATCATAATTTTTTCTACATTAAATTGTACCGTAGATTTATCAGCAACAATAGTACCAATAACGTCATCGGCTTCACATTTATCAACTCTGATAACTTTATATGGAAAGTTTTCTGCAATTTCTTCTCTTACTAGATTAAGTAAACGAAATGCTTCATTCCAATCAAATGTAGATTCTTTTCTGTTTTTCTTACGACTGGCTTTGTATTGTGGAAATACTGATCTACGCCAGTTATTTGCAGCATCTACAGCAAGAACCATTTCACCATATTCATTTTTGTATCTTTTATGATACATTCGTAGCGAATTTAGTATCATATGACGAATCATATCTTCGTCATTAGTTTTATTAATAATAATACTAGCTAGTGCAATACCACTGTAATCAACAATAATCATTATCCAATTCTCCTTTGATTATAATAATCGTACGTACGTTTATAAACATACACATCCCATAGTGTAGCATTCTTAATACCACCTACACAATCACCAAAGTAAGTAAAACCATTGGTTGGTTTCCTACCTTTTTTCTCTACTCTAAATTTCATATTAGGCGAATTACAGGCTTTTACAATTTGCTTGACCATTGCAAATTCAGCCATATCTCTTGGATCTTTAGGATTAAATCTACCAATCCATGATGTTGATCTTTCGTGCTTTCCAATGTGTATTCCCATTATAATCCTCCTGACATAATAATTGCTAGTACCATATAAGCAAAACCTATTAATAAAATATCCATATCTTCCATTATAAAATCTCCTGTGATAACTTTTGAACCATTGTGTACTTATTAGCAAGATCTTTTATGATCTTCATATTGTAATCTTCTCTTAAGGTTTCTCTTCTAATAGTTTCCGGAAGAGTTCTTAGTAAAAGTTGAATTTTAATTGAAGGTTTATTAGATTTAAGGATTAAAGCCTTAAGTGATGATGTTGAGATTGGTTTTGACATTTTAGTATTCTCCGCTTTTTTCATTTTATAAGTATATTATACCATACTTTTCTATTAAAGTAAAGGAAAATAAACATAACATGTTAACTACTATCACCTTTATTTTCTTCTTGCTTTAATTTCCAAAGCATCCAATCATAATATCTTTCCGGTTCTTTTTCGTCATCCATTTCAATGTGATCACCAGTTCCAGTCATATCTTGAGTATATTTGTTAGTCAATAAAATCCTCCATTGGAAATATTTTTGATATCGCTTGTGCACATGCCATAGCAACTTCACTACATTCTTTCTGTGTACCATTAGAAGATCTTAATTCAATAAAATGAATCCAACTTCTTATAGTACCATTCATATATAATCTAGATGTAGTTAATCCTTCTGGTAAAACTGCTCTAGCAACTTCTTTTGCAATTCCTTTTTTGATGGCTGTATTGTAAACTTGCCTACACATCCAGATAACTCTTTGCTGTTCTCTTTCCCAATCGAGTTGGAAAGTTTCGTCATCAACTTCGATACTACTTTGTCTATTCTTATTATCTTGCATTCTCGCTTCTCGTGTGACAAATTCTAACTCCTTTACTGGATTTGCATATCTTTGACTAAACTCTTGGAAACTAAAACTGCGGTGTCTTAATATCTGCCTTGCTATATCTCTAGTTGTATTGATTTCAATGCAAGCACTCGCCATTTCAAACGGTGACCAATGCTGATGTTTAATCAAATATTTTAAAAGTTTTTCATTTGTTGCTGTGTTTTCTTGACCAGATGGATTAGAAACTCTAGCACAATATGCTATAAGATCTTGACAAGATTTTATATTCCATTCATCTTGATACGCTTCAAACTCAGATGGTTTACTATATGAAATTAATTTTGCTATCATAACTTAAAATCCTTAAATCTTTCGCCAGTTGGAGTTTTATCGAATACTGGTGAATCGTCTGTTAATGTTTGTTCTGTTTCTTCTACATCGTATAGTCGCATTTTACTACGATCTACACCAACCACAAATCTTTTATGAGCTGTTGGATCATTATATCTGTTCTTTAATTGTTTAACCATAAACTGGCCTTGTTTTTCTAGTTCTTCGGTAGATATCAATGCAAACATTAGATCGGCTGTTGCGGGTAATCCAAAAGACTCACTTGTATCTTCAAGCCCAACATCCGAGTTACTAAAACCAGAACGAGTCGTTTGCGTTGCAGAAAAGATCGGTACGTTAAATTCGACCGCAAGGCCACGTAATTCTTCAGCAATTGCTTTAATGTAAGTGTATGAATTGATTGATCCTCCCATTGCTTTCATTCTAGAACTTGAACATATATTAAGATAATCAATAAAGATAAGATCTGGTTCAAATTGTCTTTTTAATTTAAGTTCATTAAGTAATGCTCTAAAATGACCTGAATGCGCAGAACCAGTAGGATATTCTTTTATAATTAATTTACCAGTTGTTTTACGTGCAATGTCATTTACTTTTGTAGTAAACATATCTTTTGATAATTTATCTAATTGATCAATAGGTACATTAAGTAAGTTAGCATCGATTCTTTCTGCTATTCTTTCTTCAGCCATTTCCATTGTAATGTATAATACGTTATGGCCTTGAACTAAAGATGAAGCGGCAACGTGACACATAAAAAGAGATTTACCAACACCAGTACCAGCCAAAGCAATATTAAGAGTTTTACGTGGAACACCACCTTTAGTGATAGTATTAAAGTATTCT